GCGTCAAGGCTATCTGTGGCCCAAAAGTCCCGTTTGGCATGAAAACATTCGAAAAAGTACCCCGAGTTACGCCTGGGGTTACTAAACGCGCACCAGAACCGATTGGGCGTGTTTTCCGTAAAGAAACCGCTTGCTACCGCCCAGATGGGGTCAGGAATACCGCTCGCCTCGTCAAAGATAAGCAGCACACCATCAAAATTGTGCAGCCCCGCGTAGCTGTCGGGATTCTCCTCCGACCACAGCCGCCCCTCCACCGCCCAGTAGCGTGTGCCTTTCTTCAGGTCGCGCTCCACTAGCTCCGCCAGCCACTTAGCCGGTGTCACCCGCGTGGCTGACACTTCAAACCAATGGTTGTTGATGGTGAGCGCCAACCACTTGGTAATCTCCGCCCACGTGACCGAGCGCAGCTGCGACTCCGAATTGGCCGAGATGATGGTCGTTGAGCCGATCCGTGTGGTGAGCATCCATAACGTGATCCAACTGACGAGCGCCGACTTGCCGATGCCGCGACCTGATGCGATCGCAAGGCGCAGCACTTCAAACGCCTCCCTCGGCTGGTTGTCCTTAATATGCTGCGTGATCTGCCTCAATACCTTCCGCTGCCACTTGCGCGGGCCTTTGTAATGCTCCAGCGGGGTGTTCATCTTGCCCCACGGGAAGGCAAACAACACGAACGCCTCCAGGTCGTCCTTGATGCCCGGACTCCATAGCCGAGCCATTAACTCCATCTCTCCGTCTGCGCTATAGATCGGCGCTTGCATACGTTCTCAACGCCGTCGCCTTGCCGTCCGTCGCCTCGTGCGTCAGCGCCTCCACCTGACGCGCCTCAATGACGCGCCGCTGCGCCTCCTCCAGCGCCGTGGTGATACTGATCTGCTGGTTCACGTCCACCTGCACCTGCTGCTTGGCGACCCAGCCGTGGGTGTGCTGCAGGATCGCCAGCGCCGCCTTGGCGTCCCCTGCGCGCGCCGCCTCTAATAGATGTGTCGCGGCCTCCTGCTCGCTGTCGGCGCGCCCCTTGAGGACGGCCACCTCCACCAGCGGGTCAAACGCCATCAGCCGCCGGTACTCGACCGGCAACAGCCCCGCTGCAAGAGCCAAGGCGTCCTCCTTGAGGCCCAACGACGCCGCCTGATACAGACGCTCCAGCACGGCCTCGGTGGCTTTCAGTTCCGTCCGGGCCGTCAGCGGTAACGATTTGAACATGGCTAGAGCATACCTTACAGCGCCGCTTTTGAGGAACATAGCAAACGGCAGACGGGCTGTAAGATATTGTGTTGCAATGTTTTTATTTTGCAAAAAATTTTTTGCGGAACCTTCCCAGCCACATACCCCCCGCCGCTCGGCCCCCTCCCCCGGCCTGCGATTTGATTCGCGTATGCAAAATGCTGAATGCTGATTTATGAATTGCAGTTCATGAATTGATAGCCGCATGATGCGCGCGCGTCAAGGATGCCAGCATGGCGTGCCTGGCATGTGACCCGTGGCCGGTCGGGCCGTGGCCGGTTGGCCGGTTGGCCGGTTGGCCGGTTGGCCGGTTGGCCGGTTGGCCGTCGGCCAGTTAGCCGACAATGTGTAACTTCAAAACGCATGACCACAATGACCATTGTGACCACAAAACGTGGCCTGGGGGCATTCTGTGGTCATTGTGGTCATGTGGTCATCGAATTTTTATTGCAACATGAGCCCGTGGTAAAAATTTACCAGTAGCGTGGCTTGTGACGTGCGGGGCCGCGTAATCGTATACCTGTACGTATATACAGTATATATCAAAAATTTTTTTTAAAAGTTAAGATTGTATGACCACAATGACCACAAGCCCCGCATTTTCTAGGCTACTCAGTAACTTACTGTGGGCAATCCCGCCCCAAAAAATGACCATTTAATAGCCCACCAATGACCACACAAAAAGCGTAAGAAAATAGTTGACAATCCATAGCCGCGCGCCCATACTGAACAAGCTGGCGCAGTGTCCAGCGCATACATATAAAGGAAAACAGGACAATGAACACATATAGACTGCTATCTATTGATGCATGGCGTGATATTGACAATGGCTGGACGTGGAACGAATGGCACGCCATCGGTAATGTCCCCATGGATCTAATCGACAAAACCCCGCGCCAGGTTTTCAAGTATCTGCGCGACGCGGGCTATCTGTCCGCGCAATCTACGGGCCGCGTTGCGTTGCAAGACGATGACTACAATATCGTGATTGTCGCGCGCGGTACGCGCGAGCCTTTGTTCGCGATTGAATATGGGGCCGCGCAATAAACCCACTAACACCATGGCCCCGCGTTGGCACTTGACGCGGGGCCATGGTGTAATCTATTCTCTTACACTCTCACTGCAATACAGGACACTACGACAATGGACACAATCGATAAGGAAAAGCTTTTCTCGGCCTTAGACGCATTCATAAGGCAACGGCCAGGCTTTGAATATGCCAACTATATGGGCGCGCCTGAAGCCTACCGCGCGGACGCGCGGACGGCCACGCGCCAGCTTAGAGACGCGCGCGAACTGGTACGCGTGGCCCGCTGGGACACAAGCGCGGACGCGCTGCAGTATGCTTTTGACACTACGCGGCGACTCACGTGGAACGGCGAGCGCCTGGATTACACCACGGGCCAGTATTGGCCCATGGAGTATCGCGCGGCAGTGGCGCGCGCGCTGGCGTCCGCCTTGTGGCACACGTGGCGCGATAGGATGGGCGACTCAGCCACGGCGGACGCAATTCGCCGCAAGGCCCGCGACGTGTTCGGGCGGGGCTTGGCGCGGCGTTACTTCTCATGATCCGCGTTAATATCGTAACGACAATTTACCCCCCGCCCCACTTCGACGGGCATGATGGCGACTACCTGCCGGACGGGGACGCGGACGTGGAAGCGCGCGACATGACGTTTTCGGAATTGGCGCTCTTGTTGATTGAGGAAAACGTGACCATGCCATCATCCTGGCCGCCCCCGGCGGATCCCGGCCCGAGTGACTGGCTCATGTGCGAGACATATCAGGATTATCGGACGGGCGAGTGGACGGAAAAAAGCGTTCACTTTGCCCGCGATAACGCGCCATCTAAGCGCAAGTATTGGCGCTGGGCTTGGCGCGCGGCTGGCATCATCAAGTAACCTAAACTGGAGACAATATAATGGAACCGATTACCTTTTCCTTGAATCTGTCCGCGCTACGCGCGGCGTTGCTATGTGCGGCCAAGAAAGATATCCGCACCTATCTGCAATCTGTCTACCTGGACGGGCCGCGCGGCTTGATTGTCGGCACTGACGGGCATCGGATGTTTCTCGGCAAGGCCGCGTTGCCGCCCGAATTGCAGATTATGATCCCGCGTGACCTGGCCGAGCGCGTGCTGAAAACGGCCAGCAAAAAGAATCCCGCTTGTTTTGCGGTGCTGCTGCCGGATAACCGCGTGCGGTTCGCGCTGGCCGATGGGGCGGCGGTCGAGGGGGACTTGCTGGATCCAGCGGACGGTAAATATCCCGATTATCCCCGCGTTATACCGGCCACGGCCAGCGGCGAGCTTGCCGTCTATAATCCCGATTATTTAGTGGCGGCCCGCGACGCGCTGCGCCACTACACTGGCAACAATAAAGCCGACGCGGCGATTGCGTACAATGGCACCAGTCCGGGCGTGGTTCACTTCACGGGCTGTGATGAGGCCATGGTGATCATCATGCCCATCCGCGACGCGGCCCGGGTTGAATTCCCGCGCCTGTTGCCCCTACCGGCGGCGGACGCGGCGGCCTAACATGTTTTGCCCGCGCGGCTCAGTCCGTCCGCGTGCGGCCCTGGGGGCGGCCTGTACGGGCCGCCCCGTTTTTTAACGTGAGGCACAATCAATGTTAGAAAATGTGGCGATATTGTTGGTCTATACGGCCATTTTTGGCTTGCTGGCCGCGCTTGGCGCGGCGATATCCGACTTCCTGATGTACCGCGAGGAACGGCGGCGCAAGAATCGCTGGTGGAGAGGAAACTAATGAAAACGCTTATCCTTGAAGTGTATCGGGATAGGGTCAAGTCCTGGCGCTGGCGGGTGAGTGACGGGAACGGAAAAATTCTAGCGGCAAGCTCGGAGTCCTATGTTAAATTGGACTCCGCGCGGCGGTCGCTGGAACGGGTCACGGGCCTAGTGGCACCGGGCGTGGCGAGCGGCGAGAGTAGCGCGCGGCGCAAGGTACGGGCAGGGGATAGGGAGTTTTTCCATGCATGACCAGGATGAGGACGTGCCAGACAAGGGTTACACCTTGACCGTTCACGACTTCAATTTCGGCCACGTGCCGATCACGGTCACGGTCAATTATACCGCCGTCAATTCGGACGGGGCGCAATCGTTGGAATTGGATTCAATCGAATTATTTGGGAATGAGATTTACGCTTATGAATTGCCCGACAAGGTTCTGATTCAACTGCTAGATTTGGTGGACGCATGGCACGAATCGCA